CAATTGCCATTACGCGATCCTTATGATTGCTGTTGTGTCGGTGGCAGCGGGGAACTGCACTACGAATGTGGTTGTTGAAGTCTTGTTCGAGCCAAAGTCCAGCACGCACACAGCGCCATTGTCTCCTGCTTTATAGATCAAAGCTCCACGTGCAGTAATTGCGCCAGTCCATGAAGCATTTGCAAAAGAAATGTACGCCGTTGTGTTTGGTGCATTGCCTGTGGTTGGAACTTGGTTTATCGTAAGCAATTCCCCACCAGCCGTGTACCCAGCATCCACAACCTCGCCCGTAGTTGTATAAGCCGTGGTAGAGGCATCAAGCGTGGCTTCATTGGTATAGAGCGCAATGTAAAAGCTTCCGGACGTAAAGTTAAACGTGCCGTTTAGCAAGCCGGTACGAAACGTGTTGCAGGAATAGTTACCTGTGAACGCCATTTATCGCACCCCATTATTCTGAGGAAGCGGTGCTTCTCTGTGCTGGCCACTGCGGTACGCATCGCTACGCTCCAACCCATCGCCCAGACGTTTAGCCATTGCAAGTGCTTCCATGTACTTCTGGTTGTATCCTGTAATGATGTCAACTTCACCCTTCATGAAGGTGTACGCCTCAACCAGTGATCCATACAACAGCACGGTATCAAAGTTGTCTCCCAACCATGTTCGACCAGAAGCGGCGGTGGTGATTGACTCAGGATAGTAGTAATAGTGCAACTCAACATAGTAAGTGGCATCAGGTGTTGGGCCAACAATAAGCGATAGCTCGTTTGTAATTGCTGAACTGACAATTGTCGGGCCAAACAAAGCGTAGTATTTTGGTGCCCCTGTATCGTTTGGCGTTGGGTACGCTTGGCGAATGAAGTTTACATCTTTGTTCAACAAAAACTCAAACGTGCCGGTATCCAAGTTGCCGCCCGTAACACCTGTCACCAATGCCAAAGAATAAACAGACAAAAAATCTTCTGGTAAAGATATGTACTTGTTGTTTACCGTGATTGGGGTATATTGGTTTTTACGAAGTGAAGGGAATTGCACCGAGTTGTATATACGCTGTTCAGCCTGCGTAATGAAGGTGTTGATCTGCGTAGTCGCATCAACAGTACTCCCACTCGCAAGGTATACATCGGGGAACTGGTTCTCCGTGTATGTCTGAATAGTGTTATACAACGTCGTGTAATTCATGCCATTGGGCCTCGTGCCATCACACCTTTGGTAGCCGCACCAGTGCCACGGATTTTGATGCCGTCAGTCTTGGTTGGCTTGTAGTCGCCGCTGCGAGTATTGGCGACAGACACATTGGCCTCACGCAAATACTCTTTGTTGGGTTGGTTGTACACATCCACTGTGGGGATTGTTTTGGGTTGTTTGTACTCAGCCATGTTATTTACCCCGACCAGCACTACGCTGATTAACAATCTTGGCCATGTTGCGGCCATACTTCAGCATGTCGCCGTTGGTCTTGCCACCAGCCTTGAGCTTGGTCATGGGCTTGCCGGGGTGCATGGCTTTCTCGTGCTTATGCACTGCGCCAGCAACCATCTTTTTGTCTTGAGCTAAATCTTTTTTGTCCATCATCGACTCCTTATGTCGTTGCAACTGTAACTGTACCAACTTCTACCACTAAAACCAAGTTATTTGGGGTCAAACCGGCATCATTTGCTCTTGACCCACCAACTGGTGCCCAGCCCCACTCAAACACCCTGCTACCACCACCAACAATACCTTGCGCATCCACGTTAGGGCTGTTAGTCAGCACAATCTGCAAACCTGTCCTACCAGAAAGCTTGTAACTCAAGTCTGGCCTTGGGTCTCTCACGCCCTGCGGATCGTCCACGGGGTACATGCCAAGCTGCAACTGCGGCTGATCTGGATCCCAGCACTGGGGGCACACCTTCAAGTCGTACGTCTTGGTCTTGACGACCAGCTTTTGCAGCACCGTGAGCTTGAATCTGAATCCGCACCGGTCGCACTCGGCAATCGAGTTCTTGCCAGAGGAAAACCTGTTCCCCATTACGTACCGCTCCCAATGAACATCTGTCTAGGCACAAGACGCAACGCGGCACGTTCCTGATCCTCGTCAGCCGCTGTCATCCATGCCTCGTCATACTGCGCTTTAAGGACTTGCAGGCGCTCCATGCCACCGGGAACCTTCAAAGCAATGTAATAGGATAAGCCAGCCACCATACAAGGCACGAAACGGAAAGGAACGTCCATCACATTGACACCGCTACCGGCATCTTGCACGCGACGCATACGCCAGTACACAAACTGGTAGGTCTGAGAGCCGTCAGGCGTTGGCCACACGGTCACGCGAGGCGTATTGTTGACGTAAATCTTGGCATTTGCACTTGCGGTATGGGAAGCCGCGGTTGTTCCGTTCTGTCCACGGAAGCAATCTCCCAAAGTGTTGCCGTCAATGTAGTTGTAGAAGATGGTTTCACTGTCAAGGTTGATGTACCCAATGGCAGGCAAGCCCACGACGTTGGACAAGACGATTGTGTTGTCTGTGGCGCTGATACTTGTGGCCAAAACCGCTGAAGTTGGGCTGACTTGGCCGTCCAAACGCTGATACCAGACCTGAATTGGTCGTGCTTGGGTCAATTTGTTGGGCAAAGTGGCGTATGTAGACACGCTGATGCGTGTAATTGTCAAATCTGCCTGTGTTGACTGGACATTTGCCTGTGTTCGAATCACATGATCCAGCAAATCCACGGTATCTGTGGGGACTGCGTAGGTATTTAACCCTTGCGTCAGGGTAATCGTGCCCTGCTCGAACGTCCACATGTTGACACCGCGGTTTGCCCAGTCAGCAAACAGCAAATTCAACGACCGGCGAGCCGTTTTGAGGTCATAACCAGTGCGCAACTCTGAACCGGCACGCTCAAACGCCTCCTCCACCAGTTCGGTGAGGTCTAAATTAAAGCCTGATGATCCAGAAGTTGTTGCCATTGTTTAGTCCATTGCTGGGTTGTACGGAGTTCCCGCAGGCACGTAGTACGTGCCTCCCTTGCCTTTACGCATTTCCATGCCGGGAGGTGTTGTCTGCTGCATTTGCGGCATCTGTTGACCGCCCAACAATCCCGCCAAACCACCTAAACCACCTAAACCTGCTTGCATTTGTTGTTGCGGTGCATACCTGCTTTCAACGCCCCGCATCTTGCCCTGCAAGTCTTGCAACTGCTGGTACATAGGCGCTTTTTGCATGTACTCATTCATTTGCTTGCTAAGATCGTCTGCTTGCTGCCGATAGCCTTGGAACTCTTGATCTTGCAAAAACGCAGGCTGTTGCCGTTGTTGTGCTTGTTGTAGTGCTTGTTGTGCTTGTTGTTGTTGTGCCATTTGACCCATGTTGCCCATGTAACTTTGAGCAAAGGCTGGAAATTGCTGTTGTTGAGGCCTGCCGTAGGGTTTGGGTTCAAAATCTTCAAAATCACGTTTATAGCCGCCACCAAAGCCTTGACCGCCGTATCCGCCACCAAAACCGCCGCGACTGCCGTAGCCGCTATTCAGGCTTTGACCAAACGGGCTTTGCCCTTGCGGTTGAAATCCGCCACCAAAACCTTGACCGCCGCCGTAGCCACCTTGACCGCCGTAGCCACCTTGACCGCCGTAGCCACGTTGACCGCCGTAGCCACCAAAGCCGCCTTGTCCGCCCATGAATGGATTCTGCATTTGACCGCCGCCGTAGCCGCCTTGCATAGGATTAAAACCACCACCAAAGCCGCCACCAAAGCCGCCCATGTCTATAGGCTTTGAGCCAAATTCGCCAGTTTGAATAAAGTTACCACCTTGTCCACCACCAAACGGGTTAGATTGTTGACCGTAGCCACCAGTTGATCCGCCGCCACCTGCCATGATTTGCTCCTATCTAAATCCTGCTGTTTTCTTTGCTATGCCTTTGGGCTGCGCCACAAACTGCTTGCCTTTGGCCTTACCAGCCCGCTTAACCTTGGTTGTCGCAGCGTATTCTGCTGGCGACAAGGATTTGATAGCGGCTTCTGGCAGGTAACGCTCGCCCGTTTTAGATGAAGGCTTCCCTGACTTGGTTCGCCATTTCTGGTCAGTCCAGTTTTTCAGGGAAGTCTGCGGTGCTTTCAATCTTTGTAACCCCCACCTTTTGCCTTGTACTTCTTGGCCAGCAACTGCGCTTTGCGTGCTGACCATTGACCTGCCGCTGTGCCTTGCGTTGCTGAATTCTTGATGGAATTGAACAGCGACTTACGCATACCCGGCTTGGTGTAGTTTCCAGCGGCATTTACTTTGCCGCCTTCTTTATACACGTCCACCTTGTTCGGATCATCCTTGCGAGTGATCGTCTTGGCTTTTGGCATCTTGGATGGGTTGATGTCCCCCATCCCACGGCTGGCCATCATCTCAGCACTTCCCGCCGTAGTTCATTTTTTTTGTCATGCCACCGGCTTTCATGCCCAGAGGCTTAGATCCAGTCATCTTGACTTGTGCGCCCTTGGTCTTGCCTTTGGAAGCAACACCATCGCGGCTGGGAGCTGCGGTTTTAACTGTACCCATTTTTGCTTTGGTAATGCCGTTGTTTTTTGTTGCCATGACTTGGCCTCCTTGTTTAAAAAATTCCATTGAACCTTGATCGGTTTTTGGCTTGTTGACACCCTGCTGCGTAGGTCTTGTCGTTTCGCCTTTGCGAAATTTCATACCTTTGCTCGATTCGCTGAAATCCTTTGCCACTGAGGTTGGAATTCCAACTTTCTTTGCGAATGCAGGGTTATGAGCCGCTGCGTCCATCAAATGTTTTTGCTTAAGACTCTTTGCCGGCATCATTTCCCCGCTTGAAGGAGCCGGTCAATCTTTTCTTCCAGCTTGTTAAAACGTTGGTCAATGTGGTCAGTAACTCTTGCAACTTCTGCTTTAGTGGCTGTATCACGGGCAATCTCCTCGCGTGTGATGTTTAACAGGCGCTCAATCCGCTTGACGTCTTCAAACCTTTCGCGGATAAAAAACCATACCGCACCCATCGCCAAAGATAGGGCGGCAGACCAAATGGTATTGATGTCCATCTCAGCACATTTTCCCGCGCGTTTTGCCACGCTGAGCTATGCCATCTGCACGGCTAGAAGCAGAAGAAACAGAACCGCCCTTTTTATAAGTGTCGCCCATCGCGTTCACGCGTGATGCGCGGTCTGCTGACGCTGCTTTCCAATTAGCTCTAGCCTCATCCATGCTTGGAAATATGGCTGCCATACGTTTTCCAGAGTCCTCTGGACCAATTTTGGAAGCGTCTTTATACGCTTTACGTTCCTTGGTGTACTGCTTAGCTTCCTCTAAATCTTTAGGGGAGATGTTCTCCATGTCTTGTCCTGGTGGAAATTTAGTAGCCATTTAAACAAACCTGCCTTTCGTTTTGCCTTTGGTAGCACATCCATCAGCACGAGCAGAAGCTGTGCCGCCTTTTTTCATGCCCATAGGCTTGCCGGGGTTAGGAGCTAATGCAGGGGATGGCCTAGGTTGGCCTTGCATCGGCATACCTTGAGGTGGCATCATTGGTTTAGGCCCCATTCCGGGGTTAACCGGGCCGGGTTTGCCGGGGTTAGGAGCTAATGCAGGGGATGGCCTAGGTTGGCCTTGCATCGGCATACCTTGAGGTGGCATACCGGGTTTTACGGGGCCACTCATTCCACCTAAAGCCATTTTCTTTGTTTTTACCATTTAAACAAACCTACCTTTCGTCTTGCCCTTGGTAGCGCAGCCATCAGCCGCCGTTACATATCCGCCATCAGCGCAGTTCCATGCACGAAGACTCTTGTTAATCCTCGAATCTGGATCCCTTGCGGTTTCTGCGCTCGTCAATTTCGCTTTCATCCCTTTCATACGGGCGCAGAAAGAGTCTCGGCGTTTGCCGCCCTCTGGTTGCGGAGCTTTCAGCCCAGGCTTCCCCGGATTCGCTGCGTTGTAGGAAGCTCGACCTTTGGCGTTCAAGCCGCCTTTCTCGCTCTTCCCTTCCTTGCGTTGCCATGCAGGTGACTTAGCCATAGAACACCGTCACACTGGCAATGTTTGTCAGCGTTGCATAGATGTTGGTAAAGCACCTGACACCCTCGCCCGGAACCAAAACGTAGAACGAGTTGGGGTTTGAGTTGGATGGAATGTCGATCTCAATCACAGTTGTACCGCCGGAACCGCCGTCTTTCAACAACAGTGTTCCAGCAGAACTGGCCGTGGCGCAGATAGAAAGCCCTTTGATACGCGCTGGCTGGGTAAAAACCGAACCAGACGCGTTCAAATGCGTTGACTTGACGTCATACTGCATCGTCATGGGGTGCTCCTAATCAGGAATTGGCAAACGGTGTGGCAACAGTGCCTGTACCCAAAGCAATACCATTGACCATGTATTTGAGCGCATCAATTGCAAAAATCTGCACCCAAGTACCAGCAACGCCGCCGGTAGTGCCGCCGTTGAAGTTGATGAAGTCGTTTGCGGCTGCGGCAGTGTAGGCAACCAAAGCGTTTGAGCTGTCGGTGTCCACGCCAAAAATGGTGCCAATAAACTTGTCAGTGCCGTCAGTACCAATTTTCAAAGAACTGGTAGCAATGGTTGTGGGAACCCAAATTGTGTACACAACGCCTTCGTTGTTCAAAGTGTTGGGGTCTTGACCGGGGCCAGAAGTAACTGGATTGGTGGAGGCGTTGATGGTAGGCAGAGTCAAAGTGACATCTGCGGCCAAAGTGCCACCAACGGAAAGAATGCGACCGCCGTGGTCAACGGGGTTCAATGTAGTTGAAGCGGTGATTGCAACAACAGAGGCGGGGCCTTGCTGATAGATGCCGCCCAAAGAACGAACTGGGCCTTGGAATGTAGTGCGTGCCATGATTTTTTCCTTACATGCAAGTGGGGCGTATCTGTCTGCATGTCGTCAGCCGGGACTGTCAGATACACCGGAAA